CCTTGTTCATCAATCCAAAGGCAAGCGTGCCGGCACCCTGGGGTGGTTTTTCCTCACCGATGATCAGCTTCATGCGGCCACCCTTTGCAGCGGTCTCGAGTGCCTGGTTGCTTTCGGTCTTGATGAGTGAGAGCGTATCGAAGGCATATTGCAGCGTGGACATTCCCCAAAAACCGTCGTAATAGCGGAAAGTGTTTGGGAAGTGGAGAACATCTTCGCGCGGTGCATCCACCTTGAACTTCACGCCGCGCTCGTTGAGGTAGGTCAGCGCATAGGTGCCGGTTATTTCATTATAGCCGCCACATTCTGCCAGCCACAAGGCCACAGGGTCTTTCCATTCATCCCGCTCTATGTACACGAAGGCATTGCCCAACAGCAGACGGCGGATGACCACCTGCTCGATGAGGGATGCCGCGCTGCTGATGGGGTTCGGCTGCACTTGCAGCAGGTAGTTGATGTTTTTGCCTGGTCCCCACATATCTGGCACAAAGTTGCCGCCAGCCGCATTCATTTTTTGGTACTGAATGGCGAACTGTGCCTCCGTCTTGGCGCGGAGCTCGACAGCGCGATACACCGCCGACACCGTGAGAGCCAGCTCAGGCCGACGCACCCGCACAATCTTCTCTTCGAAGGTTGCGCCCGTGGTGGTTTGCTGGTTCGATGCCGCCGACGGGTCAGTAGTTGCGGGTACTCCGCTGCTCACCTCCCTGCGTTTCAGTGGGATGGTTCCCGTGGGCGTGAATAAATTACTGAGTATATTCATAATGTTCTCTTTTTTTTTCGCACGTATTGCGGCAGTGGTTTACTCCACGATGTTCACTTGCTGGTTGGCCAGCTCCATTGCCGTGATCTGAATCTGGTTGTCCTGGTAGTTAGCGTTGAAGGACTGAATCTGATACCACCGACCCTGGTACTGAATCAGGCACCAGCGGTCGATGTCCTTATGGTAGCGCATGCGGAACATCACAGTGTCATAGGCATCGTATGCCCCCTCGCGCAGTGACTTCACGCCCTTGTTGAAGTCTTCAGCAGCCCAGAACTCCCCGAGGATGGAATACCTCACCCCCCCGGCTCCCTTTCCGTATCCGCTTGCGGCATCGGCAGCCCTCTTTGCCACCTTCACCCGCTTGTTCATCATTCCTGAAGTGTATGCCATATTTGTTTCATTTTTGGGCAGAAAAATTTCCTCCCGGCTTTAATAGTCGGGCGGTTTGTTGGGGTGGGTTTACTGATAAAAACCAGAACTATGTACATCCAATCTTAGTAACTGCTACAGAACCAGAGTTCTCCACTATGGTAGTACCACTACATCTGAACATACACCCTATCAGTACCACACCTTGTTTGTCATTATCAATAATATTCACATCGCCATATAGGTCAATGGGGAATACATCTTTTTTCACTGACAGAGCAGTGCATCCTATCATCTTGGTTTGATTTCCTGTTTTATAATGGGTCTGCATGGTATCGCTATAACAGTCTGTCAAGACAACGCCTGTAGAAGAGCCAATGTCAAAACCTATGGAGCCAGGATAATATTCAGAGAAATCCTTAATAGCAGTCCAAGGGTGACACCTTGTTAAGAATCCACTACTATTATGAACCCTAAACCCAGTTGAATAATTTACGGCAATCAAGTCATGGAAATGACAGTCGCTTGTCTGAATATTATATGCAACGTTACCCTTTAGCCCACTAAAACTATTACGAGCATAGCAATTGTGCAATACAAGTTCATAGCCAGGTGCTTCAACGCTTATTCCGTTTGTCTTGGCATTATAGAAGGTACAACCCTTTATTTCAAATCCTTTGAAATAGTACAATCTTACACACCCTCCTTTTCCTTTAACGTCAAACACACCACCCCATATATGAGAGTTTGTCATAGCAGAATCTTCACCTGTACTGTTTGGGAAGTCTTGGTCTCTGTTTTCATACGCAGCACAACCCCATACAACAAGGTAGTCTGCGTTGAATGATGAACTTGCCACGATATAGGAATCAGATGCAAATTCATAACTTTGTCCTTGTGCTCCAAGCCATAGTGTAGAGCCTATCTCATATCTTCCACTCGGAACCTTAACAACACCAAATTCACTTGCTATTTTGTTTGCGAGCGTGAATCTGTCAACAGTATTACTGCCGCTAATATAGGCCAGATTAATCTTCCCGTCAGAGCATTGATTGTAGAATGCTGCACGTTTGATGGGGTCTGATATAATATACTTCCTCCCGTTGATAAAGTGAAGACCTGTGGGACTTGTTGCTTTAACGGCAATCTTCATCGACACAACATTGAAAGCCTCTATAAAGTATTTTGAAACCGCGTTTATAGTAGTTCCATTATCAGTTCCGTGGACTTTCACTACATTCCCGTTTCCATCAAGATATGCTATCTGGAACAATTTGGTAGAACCAGTTCCATCTACGACATAGTAGAATCCTGGACTTGCTGGAATGGTATCTTCAATCAGAATCCAACTATTACTTGAAACAGGTGTATTATTGCTGGTGTTATATCTATAATTGGTAGTAGATTTGCCAGTAAGACCCATTACTTCTGTGCTCAGGTCAAGTTCTATGTCGCTTTCATTTATTGTAACAACACCAGATGCCTCCAATCCATTTATCCTCTCGCTCAGGTAGGTCACGGAGTCCTTTTCAAGCATAAATTTCATAGTAATATCACCTTCATAATAAGACCATGGACTAATCTTGAAATTCTCACCTACATAAAACCTAACCCTTCTATCTTCAAATGTGCTGCCATAGATATATGCTATAGGAGTGAGGATTGCCGTATCATTCAAGTCTCTGACAATAACATGTAGCCAGTCTGGCCATGTGCTTGGAAAGGATGGGCTCATTGCCCCACTTCCTGTTACCTCAAGGACGTAAGTGCCAGCAGGATATACATCGTCAAATGTAATACCACTATCAGAGCCACTGACATATTTATACGATTTAAGTACATCGTCACTTGTTATCCTGTTTTCAATATCATCTATTCTTGACTCGTTGCTCGTTGCAAGCGGCAGTGCCATTTTTTCATCAACATATTGGCATAAAACAGATGTTTCAGATAATTTATGCCCTGCTGAAATAACACGCAGCCTGTTTGCATTATAAGAATACAAGTTTGGCGATGTGCCGCCACCAGCACCCAATGTTACAGATGTTATATAAGTATCATTGTGATACAGTCTAATTGCTATTGTTACGCTGAGTTCAGTTTCTACAGTACATGAGAGGAACCTTCCATTGACTTCAATTGCAGATGAACGCACAGCATCTGCTGTGATTTCTTCTCCCGTTGATGAATTAATGCCACCACGTTCCCATGTAATATTGTCAGTAAACTCGTTCGTAACAATGTCACTCCTCTCAACCATTTCAAGAATTGGAGTAATATTCTGATATTCGCCAGAAATCTTCGTGTTATTCCTTACGTCAGACGCTATAATTACTCTTATTTTATTGGCATTATAAGAACTTACATCGGCTGTACTTCCACCATAACCCAAAGAAATACTCCCCAAGTACGATACACCATTATACAGTCTCAGACCAGAATTTGACAATGGTGAGGACACGCTTACACTTAAAAACTTGTCGGCTGCTATTGGTGATGAACGGAAAACACCTGGCGCAGTTGTTTCGGTTCCAGTGTTAACGTCAATATTACCCTCTTCCCAGGTTACGTCAAAAGAGCTTCCTGAAATCTGTGTTTTCTCAATTCTATCCGTCACGGCCTTCTGAGTCATCGGGCCATCGGTGTTCTGACCGGGGACGCTGTACATGGTGAAGGCGGCTTGCTGCTCGGGGGTAATCACGGCCACGTCACCCATCTGGCCCTGGGGACCTTGTGGACCTACGGGACCTTGGTCGCCTTTTTCTCCCTTCGGGATGGCGACTTCCTGTGTGGTGCCATTGCTGAAGGTGATGTTGTAGAGGGTGGTGGTTTCGGTTTCGCCGGTCTCTACGAAGCCAGTGATGCTCACGCCTGTGTCGCCCCGCGGGCCTTGCGGACCGGTGAGGCCAGTGGCTCCTGTGTCGCCCTTGGGGCCCTTCGGTATGGCTACGTCCTGGGTGTAGCCGTTAGAGTAAGTAATGGTGTAGATGAGGGTGGTGGCCGTCTCGCTCTTGGGAAGGAACGAGACGATGCTGATGCCCGTTTCGCCTTGCGGTCCTTCTGGGCCTTCGGGTCCCTGTTCGCCCATCTCTCCCTTGGTGTTCACGGATGTGCTCACGCCCTGGCGGTTGGTGACGGTCAGGGTGGTGCCGTTCAGCTGTGCGTTCACGTTTTCTGCTCCTTGCACGGCGTCGGCGGTGGCTTGCTCGCGCTGAAGTTCGGCGGCGATGCGTTCGGCCTCGTTCTGCTGCCGTTGGAGCTCGTTCTGGATGCGCTCGGCCTCGTTGGCGTATGCGGGCAGGTCGAACTCGAGCTCGGGGGCATCTTCGCCGGTGAAGTCGAGCATTACCTGGTAGTCGGTGCCGTCGATGGTGACGATCACGTCGCGGGCGTTGGTTACCTCATCGAAGACAGAGCCGGGGAACTCCTCGATGGTGGTGTGGTAGGCAATCTGCATCTTCAGTTTGCCGATGGGCAGGTGGTGATCGTCAAACATCACCAGCAGCTGCGTGGGGGTGTCACCCACCCGGCAGTTTACATATTTCACACCGTCGAACCCGACGAAGTACGCCTGCGAGGGCATACCAGTCCAGAACTTGATGCAGAATGGGATAGCCCAGCCTGCATCGCCGTTAATATTGAGCACGAAGTCGCTCTTGTAGTTAATCTTATAATCTTGGACAGCCATATCTATTGTTGTTTTCGTTTACATTGTTAGCCAGACGCATGTACGGTTTCACGAGGATGTCGAATGTATAGGGCACTATCGACATGTTCTGGGGACTGACGGGTGAGCGGTGCTGATAGCTTACATCCACCAGCATCAGCGATGCGTGGATGAGTGGCGCGGGGATGTGGCCGTACACCTCCATCAGATTCTCGTAGGAGCGGCATAGGTGATTGAGCAGAACCTCTTCGGCACTTTCTCCGTACATTTCGAGCAGGGAGTCTTCTTCGGTGAAGTCCGGCTCAATTCGGCATTGCTGCTTAATTCGTTCTAAAGTTAACCATTTCATATCTTTCAATTTACTTCTGAATATCGCAAGCAATGCCCCCAGGGTTTACGAAAAAAGGGAGGCCGCTGCCTCCCTGAAAACTACATTACTAAAACTAAAAATTACGAGTTTAATTCAATTTTAATCTAATAACTAACAAATCCAATTACACTTATATACATTAAACCAGGAAATGAGTGCGCCTCGCGGCGAGAAAAAATCACAATTTATGTGCAAGCCGAGAGCAGAGCCAAGCGTGCTTGAGCTATGCCGAGGCGAAGCCATAAATCGGATAAAATACAAATTATGAAGCGTCAAATATTCTTGTATTCATTCTTAGCATCGAAACTCGGGCACGCCTTGCGGGGCTCAAAGTCATGGTGGCCGTAGATGCGTGCATCCGGGTAGAGGATGCGCAGTTCGTGCAGAAGGTTCAGGAGGGCTGCACGCTGTGTGAGCGTGCGGGTGTCCTTGGGTGTTTTGCCGTTGCTGGCACAACCGCCAATATAGCAGATGCCGATGGAGTTGGCGTTATGATTCACGCAATGCGCACCGGCAATGTCCACGTTGCGGCCTTCATGGATGGTCCCGTCGCGGTAGATAACGTAGTGGTAGCCGATGTCTGACCAGCCTTGCTGACGGTGCCAGCGGCGTATGTCTTCCACGGTGTAGTTGCGGCCTTCGGGTGTAGCAGAGCAATGGATGATGATTTCACGGATGGTTCGCCTTGACTTCTTCCACCTGACGGGGATGAGCTTGGCGAGCGTGGCGGGGCCGACGATGCCGTCGGGCTTCAGCCCGTGCGATGCCTGAAACTTCTTGACCGCCTCCTCGGTATTGATGCCGAAGATGCCGTCTTCATAGAGGTGCAGAGCCTTCTGTATTTGGCGAACTATCTCACCGCGTGAGCCTTTCTTGTATGTCATAGTTATGATATTTGAGTTTTGGGTTCTGTTTCAATTTCCGCGTCTTCCGATATGGTCACGGGCGTGCGGTTTTTGCACGCTAAAAGGCCGCACAAAAAAGGGCGCATATTGGCAACCATCCGGCCGTTGCGAGCCACTTCTCGTTGTAGTCCTCTGACCTGTTCTTCCAATTCATCCTGACGCTTGCGCAGATCGTCGCGGTCTTTCCGAAGGTGCGAGCGGTCTTCCTTCAGTTCCTGGATGTAGGCCTTCTGTTCATCGCGGTCGGTCTTGATGTCCTGAACCAACTGCTGATAAACGTCCTGCAATTCCTTGGCGGCATCGGCTTCGGCGGTCTTGGCCTCGGCCTTGGCCTTCTTGCGCTGCCACCTCCAAGTGAAAAATGCACCGCCTCCGCCTCCGATGAAGAGACCGAGAATGCCCAAAATAGTGTCAAGAGTAATTTCCATGTCTTTATTCCTTTTTTAATTGGTTTTCGATGGCTGACCGCGCGATGTATGAATACCCTTGCACGGCGTTCCTTACTATTGCGCATTCCTTGTCGGAGAGTTCCACCTCGCCCTGGGCGAAGTAGATGCGCTTTCCCAGTTCGCACTCTTCGATGTCGCGGCCTTGCATGTAGAGCTGGTTGCCCAGCTGCTTCTGGAAGTCGGCCTGCACGTCGCGGCCTTCGATGTCTTTGATGACGATTTTTGCAAAATTCACTTTCATAGTTCTTTGATATTATGTTCCTAATGTAATTTCCCATCCCATGAGCACGCCGGTATAGACAGCGTTAATCTTTCCGACGATGTTCAGGTAGAGCGTCTTTCCCTTGGCCGATTCATCGCTCAACGGGTAGGCGATTTCGGTGCCAACAACATAGCTGTCCTGATACACGTTCACGGCTGTTCCGTATCCGCTGGTGGTTCCGTTCTCACTCTCACTGAGCACCAGCTGCACATACTTGCGAGAGCCGGCAGTCAATCCCACTTCGTCGAAGTTAATCTTCGTAATGACAGCAGAAATATCGAAGTACCAGTTTACGGATTCTGGGTTAATGATGTAGCCGTTACCACCAAGCAATGCCTGAATGGTGTAGTCGCCACCACCGCTCGATGGCTTCACGATGCCTCCGCAACCAGGAATGGCCACCCACTGCTTCGTCTGGTCGTTGAGCGTGGTGTAGGTGTAAACGCCCGCCGACATGTTGGTCAGGAATTCGAATGTGATGGTGTCGATGCTTGTGTCGCCGATGATGCGTCGCAGCGTCTGGTTGCTCCAATCCAGCGAACCCACGAAAGCAATGATTTCACCATCCGAGTTGCTATTCATAAAGATGATGCCCTTGTTCCATGTGCGATAGTTTACGAGCAGGTCATGGATCAGTATGGAGTTGTTAACCACCGTCAAGTTGGCATCGGTCAGTGATGCCAGTGCCGCGTCGCTGTAATCGTTGAAATCCCTCTCCGCGTTCAGGTTCTCCACCTCGGTGCTGCTGATGCTCACCTCGCGCTCGGTGCCTGCACCATATCGCAGCACGATGCCGTGCCATTCGTTGTCGTTGGCCTTATACGAATAGCGCAGCTGTGCATTCTTGTCGTAGCCCACCACCGTACTGTTGGCATAGGCGAAGTCGCTCAACCGGTAGGGAGATTCCTGCCCACCCGTCGGCGGTGTGTAGGCCACAAGGTCGTACATGTACGGGTTCATGTATGCGCCCTGCGCATCGCCTGCGAATATCGCCACGGCATTGGCAATGGCCAGACCACCGCTGATGATGTTGTTGTTGAGCGGTGTCAGTCCGAACTGAAGCGTCACCAAGGTCTGCTTGCTGAGCGGGCCGATGCCCTGCACCTTGACGGGCTTGAAGGTTGCCCACTTGTTGATGCCGTATGGTTTATAGTCCGACGATGCGGGGCCAAGGCCGTAGTATGAGCAGAGCCTGCCCACATCATTGCTGTTGTAGGGAATGGTCTGCGCAACATCATTGATGCTGACAGGCTTCGTTATCTTTCCGTTACCGTATGCCATATCTATTCCTCCTCCTTGATAAATTGTCCTTTTGCGTTACGCTTGCGGGGCTGAGGTGCTGATGCAAGGCATGAGCATCCGCCAGTCACGGTGAGTGTTCCTTCCACAATGAGATTGCCGCGCACGGTCAGGTCGCCCTCGACGGTGCCTTCAAGCGCAATGATGCGCTCCTTGTATTCCACCACGGGAACTTCCACGATTTTCTCCACCTCTGTCAAATCTACGTGAAACCATTTGGCGAGTGTCAGTAATATTTTTTTCATAAGCGTATTGTTTTTAACTTAATATTCCTAATTCTACACACTTCGCTGTGTCGAGGTACATTTCAGTGCCACCGACGTTAATAATGATATCATCATCGAATCTCGCCACTCCATTGACGTTCAACCTATTTACATTACCTGTCGTCGCATTGAGCGTGCCAACGGTCAGTGCACTCACGCTTGGGGTGCCGCCCGTTGAGATACCCAGGGCACTCACGCCGCCGAGGGATGCGAAGTGAACGGCACTGCCATCGGCCTTCAGCACCCAGACGGTATTGTTCGTTGAATCATATTCGAAGCGGAATTTGTTGGTTACGCCAATGAAGTCGGTGCCCATGATGCCGTAGGTGTTTCCGATGGTGGTGCATTCGCCATAGTTTCCATCCACGGAACGGAACGAGATTTCATCACCCCAGAGCGTGGTGGGCAGATCGACTGCGGCGAATCCATAACCGATGTGCAAGCCGTTGTTGTTGTTGGCGAAGAGCTTGTTGTCAAGGTAAAAGGCGGTGGACGTGTGAATGTTCCCGCTCACGTCCATTTTGTAGGAAGGAGAATTGTTGCCGATGCCTACGTTTCCGTTTGTTAGAATGTTCACGCCCTTGTCTCCGCGAAGGGTGATGTGGTCATCAGAATCCTCTCCGATATATGCGTAGGTACCGTCACCCCAATAGATGTAAGGCGATGCACCGGCAGAACTACCCATGTGGAGCGCACCCGTGAGCGTTCCGCCTGTCAGTGGCAGGTAGCTGGAGAGTGCCGAGGCTGTGATGAATCCCTGCTGTCCTACCCATGTCTGTGTGGCCATGTCCGAAATGTCCGACGGTTGTACGGCGGTAGCACCGGCAGCCGCACCGCTTCGGATGGTCGAAAGGTCGCTGATGGCATCCTGCTTTTCATTCCAGGTGGTGCGCTGCGTAGTGGTCGGGATGAAGTAGCCAGTAGCTATTCCTACGGACAGCGTGCCGCTGCTGGTGACGGGCGAATTGCTCACGCTGAAGCCTTGCGGCATACTTAGACCGACGCTTGTCACGGTGCCCGTATAGGTCTCGCTGGTCAGGAATCCCTGCTGATTTACCCACGTCTTCGTAGCCATGTCTGAAATGGCAGAAGATGTGAGGAATCCTTGCTGTCCTACCCATGTCTGCGTGGCCATGTCTGAAATGGCAGAAGAAGTCAGGAATCCCTGCTGGTTCACCCATTGCTGTGTGGCATAGCCCGCATCCGCATGGTTGCCCCAGCCGTAGGCGGTCTCGCCGTGGGAGATATATCCTTGATATGTTGAACTGATGGCAATGGTGCCCATCGTGGTGATGGTTCCGCCAGAGAGTCCTGTGCCCGCTGTGATGCTGGTTACGGTGCCAGTGCCACCACCGCCGCCACCTTGCGGGATGTCGAATATCCACTCCGAGCCGTTCCAGGTAATCACCTGACCGGCTGCCGTGGGCATTCCCAGCGATGCGCTATTGATGGATGCCAGCGGCTCGGTGAGCGTGTCACCGCCACCTCCACCACCGGGGCCGTACCCGAGGGCTGAGACGCCACCCGTGGCGTAGAAGTTCGCGGCGGTGGTTCCGTCGCGGTTTACCACCTTGATGGCGTTGTTGGTCTCATCATAGACCATCATAATATTGCCAATCACCAATGCATTCTTCACCTGCGGCCCTATGAGGGATGTCACCACTACGTTGCCCGTTGTGGGGTCGGTCTCGGTGCCTTCGGTCGGGATCATGTTCGGAGCGGCCAGTTCAAAGGCGGTGGTCACCGTGCCCGTTGTTCCGTCGGTGGTGACTTGCTTATACAGCAGCCCGAAGTTATGACTGTAATAATCGGGCGTAACGAAGCTGCCTGCGGGGATGCTGCCACCACCGCCACCACTGCCTCCTGAGCTTCCCATTGAGAGGCCCGAAATGTCAATCATTCTTCGGATTTGGTCTTCGTTCAGTATCATAGCTCTGCAAATGAAATATGGGTGATGTCATCGCGCCAGTTGTGGCTAATAGCGAAGGGAATAAACGTACCGCCGTCCATCGTGACGCGCTGGTTTGGCAATACGTTCTTCACGATTGCAAGGTCATAGCGCAGGTCGGTGGTGATGTTCCGTTTTGAGGCTGTCCAATATGTGCTCACTCGGTTGGCCAGGTGCTGCTCGGGGTGTTCCGAGTTTTGGCCGTAGGGAACGGTCGAGACATACCCGCCCGTGGCTCCTGACAGCAAGCCGTAGCCGAACTCCATGTTGTTGTCGGAGGCGAAGATGCAGTTGGCATTCCACTCTTCTGAGGCATGGCTGTTGTTCTGAGCGGTGTAGCGAGTGGTGGCCACGCGCTTCTCAATCAGCATGCGCGGACGAACCTCCCCTGCCGTGGTTGGCACGAAGGTCTTATCGCGGGTGAATACGATTTCAAGGTTGCCGATACATACCGGCTCCAGGTTCTCACATCCGTAGAACTCGACAAAGATGTTTCCGAAGAATCCGTCCTCATCGTCGGGAACGGGTATGTTAGCCGATTTAATGGCGATGTCAGCACGGAACCATACATCGGCAGGCGATACGGGAACACGCATAGCATTCCATATCGAAAGGGTGAAGATTTTCCCTCCTTCAATATAAACGGGGAAGCCGTCGGCGGGCTTGGTGGACTGCCATCCGCAATTAACTACATGGTCGTTATATATCCAGTCGGTGTTCCACCATTTGGCCGTGGCCTTGGTCAGTCCTATGCCGAGATTCATCCATAGCACGTCGGTGTCTGAGAATGTTCTGAACAGCTCCTCCAATATCGTGCCGTTCAATCCAATGCTTCCACCCGTGTAATCCATCGGGAAGACGGTCTCAAGCTCCACCTGTTTCACCACTGTTCCGTTGTTCCATGACTTACGTCCACGCGGCGTGTCAATGACAACAGATGTGCCGTCTTTTTTCCATCGTTCACCAATCAGAATGGTGTCATAGATGGACGGGCTGGTGGTTTCAAGGCTCTCATAAGCCTGCTGGCGGAAGAATCCGCTTGCGGGATGGGTGGGAGCATTGCCTCGAATATCGGTGACGGTGGCAATGCTGCCATAGGGGACCTGATTGATAACGGGAGTCATAAATGAGCCAACCATATCCTCGTCGGGATCACCGTGCCATGTGTAACCTCCTTGCACTGCCTCCATCTGCTTCTCAATCACAGCCGGCGCAAACTCAACGATGGTGGACTGCTCGTTGCAATCGGCCTTCACTACGGCCTTCGAGGGGCCACGCATCACGTAGTCCTCATTGTCGCGAGATACGAAGATGTCACCCGTCAAGGCAAAGGCGTTGGGCACAGCCGCAATCGTGCCGGCACTGCTCTCGCCCGTGGTATCGTTGGCAAGGTTCGACAACTGTGCGGGAGTCAGTACCAGGAATGTCTGCTCTGCGGAATCGTCGGCACAAGTGAGATACACCTCATCCATGTAGGTCCGGGCTGTCCAACCCCAGAAACGGCACATATCTTCGAACATCTGGAAGATGGAATACCTCGACTTGATGTTGCCTTCATCATCTTCCGTAAGAAAGTTCTTCCAGCAGAAGCGCGTCTGCAGCCACTCACGGGCATCGGCACCACCTTGGATGTAGATATTGCTGTAAGACATGCCGCTTTGTGTCAGCACATAGTTCAGCAGATATGCAAAGTTGCGCAGCTCGTAGTCCTGAGTGTTGGGGTAGATGGATTCGAGTACGGACAAACCGCATTGCACGGGGAAGTCGCGCTCTTGCACGCCGCCATACAACTCGCCGCTGAAGTTCTGCGTCTGCATGTATCCTTGCCACAGGATGTTGTCATTCCCGTCGGTGAGCGTTACTTTATTGCTCATAGCCGATTCGGGTATCAAGTCTTTCCAGTTGAAGGTGTTGCCGTTGGCATCCAGCCCGTCATCCACGATGCGGATGTAACCGGACTGTGTGCGCACGGGTGTGAACATATCCTCATCGTCATCCTCCTGGGTGACGAACGGCTCTGCCCCACCCTTCAGGGGGATAGGGTCGCCCGAGTAGTTGGCATCGTAGATGTGGACGGTGTAGTCGGTGCCAGCCCTAAGAGATTTGAATTTTATCTGCCAATGGATTGCCATTTCTTTCAAGTTCTTACAATAATGGAAAGAAGTGGCGGGTGTGGTTTACCATCGCTTCGCGCTGGTGATTTTCGTCACGACTCGGCAATGCTCAAATACATTTGGCATTGCGCTCACTGTTCCGAAAATCTCCCAAGGCACAAACTATCACAACGTGGGATAGTTTGGGATGGTTTGGGTGTGTTTAGGATAGTATGGGATATAAAAGCCCCGAAGTGGCAGGTGTTAGACCACTTCGGGGGATAAAAACTTAAATATAAAGCATAATGCAAAACATGCTTGCCCTCTCGGGCTCGCGGGTGCCTCACGGCATGCGTTTTTTAAACATTATAAAGAAATAGAACAGAAGTCCTACAATGCTGGCGATGCCGGTGCCCATCAGTGCCTTCTCGATCATGGTGAGGGGTTTCTTGACCTCCTTGATGACGGGATAGGGTACGGGCACGGAGTCGGTGCGTGAGCGGTAGATCGTGTCGGTCTTCAGGCGGTCACGATATTTGGTGTGCCACATCTCGGTGATCACGCGCACCGTGTCGCCCTGGATGTACTCACGCACAAAGGTGGAGTCATGCAAGTAAATGCTGTCGCGGTGGTGCTGCACCACGCGCAGGGTGTCGGTGTGGTGTCCCACTACTGGCATGTACTCCTTCGTTTTGCAGCTGACCAAAGCGACAGATAATATCATAACAATCATCAATTTTTTCATTTCTCCATATACTTTTTGAAATCTACAATCATTTTCTTCTTATTCAAATTACCTGCACCGCAATAATTTAAGGAAATTAGTTCAAAGTAATCTGCCTCTCTATGAGTTCTTAGCCACTCACAAGCCTTGTCAATCAGCTCTTCCCTTGCAATCTCAACGGCTGCGAGTGCTTGCTCAGGGGTGAGCCATTCGTGGTATGAGATTACTTTCTTCCCATCCTTGTATTCTACTGCTCCTAATTCATTACTGCAACCCCTTGTGTAGTCTTTGATGAATTGTCTTGCTTTGTCCATAGTTTCATTTCTTTTTGTCTTCGCGGTGCCAATGGTACAGCAATCCGGCGAGGTTAACCAATATTATGGCGGTAGCGACAGCTGCGCCAAGGATAAAATTAATCATTTTTGTCAGATTTATGTAGATTTTTGTTTATTCACTTACCCGCTGAAGGATGCTCTCGATGGAGGTCAGGGCACTGTCCACTTTGGCGAGCTTCGCCTTTTTCTCGGTCATGCCTTCTTTAATCATATTCACTACGCGAAGGATTTCTGCCAGATAGTTCTTGCCTATCTTCTCGGTCAGCTGTTGCCGCTCGTTCTTCAGTCCGACAATCCTTTCTTCGGCTGCCAGCAGCTTGTTGTGCAGTTCCTCGATGATGGTGCCTTCGTCGGCTGTGTCGCCCTTGCGGGTTGTGTGGGTCTCAATGCGCTTGCACGGCAGCCACTCCGGCGGTGCGTTCTTCACGTAGATGCGCACGCTCCTGGTGGTGAAGCACACGTTCATCACGGTGGTCTCAATTCCTGTGTCGGTGGTTACTAAGTCGAACCGCCTCCACACTTGTGTGTCAAATTCTTGCTCTGTCATATTTTTAAAGTTAAGAGTTAAGAGTGAAGAGTGAAGAATTTGCTACCGCTCTTCTTTCCATGCTTTCATAAATTCGTCGAAATCCTTGCCGTCTATCCATACTATATCGCTGATTTTCGGCTGAAACTGAAACATGATACCAAACACATGGTCATGCGTTGTTGCCTCTTCGGTGATGTCGGTCACACATACCACCTTGTCGGTATCTACCCACAGCGTTTGATTGTCTGGTTGTTCGGACAAGTATTCCTTTACTGTCTTACCCATGAGGGCCTTGGTGAACATGCCTTCAAGTCCTTCAGCATTGTCCATCGTTTTTGCTACTGTTGCAGAAAAAGTCCTGCGTGTCAATTTGATTTTTGCCATAGTTCCTAATTTTAAAGTTAATCCACCCCTCCCCTCGGGGAGGGTCGGGGTGGGGGTTACTATTCTTCTTCCAGGTCTTTCTCCCAGACCGTCTGCTCGGTCATAAAGTGCATCTCGTGGAACTCGGGGTGCTGCTTGCGGAATGCGTCGAAGGTTTCGAAGCAGTCGGCCAGCTGCGTCTTCACGAATGGGATGTAGTCGGTGAGCTTGGCCTTGGGCCACGAAGTCTCGATGTCAATGCTGTCTTCGATGTCGCGCAGCTTCACCACCAGTCCCTCGGGGCGGTAGTTCTTGGCCAGCTTCTCTTCCATCTCGGCCTCCATCTCTGCCAGCCGCTCGGCGTGGGTCTTCAGGCCCTTCTCCTTGCGGCGGCGTTCACGCTCGGCCTCCTCTTCCTTGGTGCTTTGGCACGAGTAGAACAGGGTGGGGTCATTCAGACCGCCGTCGGCATAGCCCCAGGCAATCACGTCGCAGTAGTTGTGGCATCCCCAGCTCTCTGCATCTGGTTCGTGCTTCAGCCCAAAGTAGGGCGGGTTGCCATCGTCGTAGCTTTTGGCGCGAACGATGTAGCCGGTGTCGATTTCATTGTAACCGATATGGTCACGCATGAGCACCAGCAGCTCCTTGTTCGGGTCTGCCTTTTGCAGCCCAGTGCCGCAGAGGTCAGTCCGCAAGGTCTTCAGACCATGATGAGGGATTAATACCTGGATGTTTCCATCCCATGTGATAGTTCCGAGGAACTCACTAAACTCTGGCTTGTCAGCCTTCATGTTTTTGTTTTTTGCCATGTGTGTAAAATTTTAGGCGTTTATATATACTTGGGCGGGTGTTTCCCGCTTGCTTTCTGTTTTAAGTGAAGAGTGAAGAGTGAAGAGTGAAGAATCGCCTACGGCGAGAAATCAAACAAATATTATTCCCAAATTCTTTCATTAGTGAATACGAATCCCTGTTCTTTAAGGACAGACATCACATGAATAATTGTCGTAGGTGAGCCAAGGTGATTGAGGCATGTACAATCGGGATCTTCCCAATCTACGTGCATGGACATCATCCTATCAGCATACACCGTCCATTCCATTCTGCCTTCCCAAACAGCCAACAACCCGACACGTTCACCCTTGCTAAAAAACATCGTCTTCAGATACTTTCCTTCTGGCTGGGTTATCTTCGCGTCGGCTGCTTCCAGTCGTTTTTTCTTGTTGATAAATCCTTGTGTCGTGAATGCCATAGACAAAAATATTCAAAAATTATAGTTCCTCAATTAACTGTTTCAGTTGTTCGGCTCTTGCCTCCAGCCGTTTCTTTTTCAAGTGCCAGTGGCGGCGTTCAGCAGTTCTGATGTCTACCGTCACGCTGGCCAGTTCTACGCGCAGTTGCCTGATGGTTTCTTGTTTCTCTTCATACTCCTTGCTGAGTTTCTTGAAGTCGAATCCGGCATTGCGGCATAGTTTGTTGAACCGCTCGCGGTCTTCCTTGATAATGTCGCGGGTGCATGTCAGCCGTTCAGCCATCTGCGGGTCGTTGCTCTCGATGGTGTCTTCGCGCACGTCGGGCAGATACTCCATGTTAACCTTATAGTTGTATTTCGTCATAGTTCCTTACGTTTGGACAAAAATTATAATAATTATATTAATTTCTGTCAGTTATCAGTTTCTCCCATGCCTCAAAGTCCCGCGTGGCCTTCGCCTGTGCGTCTATGTCGAGGAGGGTTTCTACCGAGGCGAGCACGTTGCCGAGGGTGCGGTTCTCACGGTACTCCTCGATGAGACGGCGGAGGGTGTCGCGCTCATTCAGGTGGCGGTTGTACGTCGCGTCTGGACCTTCGAAGGGTTCGCGGCCTTCACGCGGACAGCCGGCCAGCCACTGACCGAGGTTGATGTTTACTCGTAACTGATGCGTCACGCGCTCTTCGAGCCGTTCGTGGTCGTAGGCTTTGATGCCCGAGTCCATCCACCAGTCCACCCATTCGCGTATCTGGTCGCCTATCCTGCTGCGGGTACCCCATCGGATGGTCAGTTCTTCCAGATTGTCAATCACGCCCGCCATCTCTTCCAAGGTGAAGAAATAGCAGTCGCCGAACGAGCACATCCAGGGTTGGTCGGCCACCCAGAACTCAGGCCCCACGCCGAGCAGTTCACCGAACTGCCGCGCATATTCCCGTGCAGCCTGCCAAATCAATTCGTTTATTTTCATAGTTCCTATTTTTTAAGTGAAAAGTGAAGAGTGAAGAGTGAAGAATGGGGCGGGCGTGCCACCAACGCGCCTGCCCCGGTTAAAGTGTGCGGTTGCTTATTGTTCATCTGAGCGTCGTTATTACTCACTATTTGCACACTTGTAGGTATTCGCTCCCTCCCTAAACAGGGAGGGCTGGGGTGGGTCTCTTTTTATCCTCCCTCTATCTCTCCCCCAGTCTGCTGGCCGCCCTGGTTCGTGTTCTGCTCATCGTCCCCGTCGGTGGGATCGGCGGTCACGTCGGTGGCCACGAACTTCACCTTCTGAGCCTGCTTGTTCATGGCAAAGTTGCGGCTGAACTTCTGCCCGATGGTGGCGGCAAGGCTCCATGTCAGCATGTCTGGCGTGAGCATTTCCTCCGTTGCGGCGGTGGCACCGTTGTATTTGTCGGGGTTGTCGGTCACGTCCTTGTCGGAGATGCTGCCGGTCACCTTGGGATAGATGGTCACCAGCTTCGAGCCGTCTTCAT